GTCGGCAAGGCGCACGCGCGGAGCGGTCAGGCCCTTGGCCTGGACTTCAGCTTCGATCTGTTGGTCGTTCATGGGTGCCTTTCTGGCGGTTGGGGAAACGATGGATGGCAATGGTGGATGGGAGATCAGCGGCGCAACTCTTCGCGCCTGGCCATCTCGACCACGGCATCCAGGGTCGCTGCTCGGTAGCATGTAGGCACACCTGCTGGCGGGTACAGGCGCCATGAACTGGTGCCCAGCAGGTCTGCGTAGCGGCGGAGATGCACGCCCGCGGCGCAGCGATCGCGCTGCTCCTGTGTCCAGGTGGACCGCTCCAGTCCTGCACGCCGGCACAGCTGTTCGTGGTCAATGCGGTCCGCCAGCTCCATCAGCTTCGGATTAGGTGCATGGCGCACCGTCAATGCCGCGGCCACCTCGTCCAGCAGCCGCGCGATGTCGTCGGCGCCGTCGTTGCGGCACTGGTCGGCCTCGGTCTGCACGCGGGTCAGAAGGTCGTCCATCGTCAGCTCCCCATCGGCTTGCCGTCGTTGCCGAAGACCGTCGTGCTGGCCAACTTCTCCGCCAGCAGCTTCCCGAACAGCGTCTTCGGCCCTTCGTTGCCGTTCGCCTTGGCGATCGCCTCGACGGCGGCAGCGAACACCGCCGATCCGCTGCCGTGGGCAATGAGGGGATCGACGAGGCGCACGTCGTCAAAGTCGGCGACCTTGATCGGCACGATGCCTGCCCGTCGCAGGGCGTGCAGGTCTTCCTCGGTGAGTTCGGCAGTCGGCCGGTACAGGAAAAGTTGACTCATGCCGGCGTCCTTTCATCGTTGGCGCGCATCCGCGCGAGTTGTTCCTCAGACCAGTGCGCCGCAGCCCGGGCGATGCCCAGGGGCACCTGGCGCGCCAGCGCGTCAATCAGGTCCACGCCGTGCCGGGCGAGCTGCAGGCCGGGCCCGTCGAAGCCCACGCGGCCGGTGCGTCGCCAGCGCGCGATCAGTTCCAGGCAGAGCTGCAGCTGCTCACGCATCTCGTCTTGGCCAAGGCCGGTCAGGTCGGCCGCGCGGGACCACATCAGCACGTTGGCCACCCAGTCCCAGAGCGTCTGGGCCGTGCCGCGGCCGTTTGCGAGCTGGTGCAAGGTGTCGATGTGAGCAATCTCCAGCGACAGCACGTCGCTGGCTGGAAGCGGCTGCAGCGCGTCGGCCGGGCGCGACTGCGGGGGCGCGTAGGCAGCCTGCAGGGCTGCGGCGGTGGGCGAGAGCGTGAAGCGCATCAGCGCACCCCCACCATCGCGTCAGCAATCGCCTGGACCGTCAGCGGCTTCAGTCGCAGCTCGCCTGGCAGGTACAGCGGATGCTCGGGGTGGCCCGTTCGCGTCAGCCGCAGGTACTGCGGCGCGCTTCCCAGGCTGCGGATCAGGTTCAGCACCTCTGCAGGGCGGCGGGTCTCGGCGCCAGCAGCACCCCAGGCGCAGCAGACGGCGCCGTGTTCGCGCACGGCCGCAGTGATGTGCCGGTCGTTCTCTGGGCCCACTGGGTAGCCGGCCGCCTTCAGCTCGCGCGGGTAGGCCGTGCGGAATGCAAAGAGGTTGACCACCTCCAGGCCCGCGAAGCCATGCACCTGGGCGAAGCTGATGCAGCGCCGGATGGTCCGGTCGTCGACCGTGTCGTCGGCGGTGCTGGGGTTCAGCATCACGAACACCAGCACGTGGCCGTCGGCCCAGCGGCGACCCAGGCGGTACCGGAAGGCGCCGCACTCAGAGATCAAGGCGGTGCGCTGCATCAGGCGGGCTCCAGTTCGCCCTCGGCGGGCTCCAGGTCGAACAGGGACGGCGTGCTGAGCTGCCGCACCGCGGCCTCGCAGTAGCCCACGCCATCCAGGAAGTAGGGCTTGGACAGTTCGCAGCCGCGCCCGCGTCGGCCCAGCAGCACCGCCCGATAGGGCACGGTCATCAGGCCCCCGAAGGGGTCGTAGACCTCCTCGCCCTTCATCGAGTACTGCGTGATGGCCCGGTCTGCAATGTCGAACTGCATCGGGCAGAGGTGCATCTCGCGCCCGGCGGCCGACTGCGCGCCGTTGAGCGTGCGCATGCGCGTGATGTCGGTCCAGACGTCCGGGTGCCAGCTCTGCGGCTGCAGCAGCATGAAGGTGGTCGGCAGCATGCCGCGCTGGGCCAAGGCCTCGCCGATGCGCACGTCGTGCTCCCAGTCGTAGACCTGCTCCAGCGAGTGCTTGCGGAACAGCTTGAAGATGTCGGCGTGCGTCAGGCCTTCCAGCTCCTCGGGCGTGAGCAGCCGGTCGCCCTTGCTGCGCGCGAAGCCGTGCGCGTCGAACTGCCAGCGCGGGCGGGAGTACTCGACCTTGTCCTTCACGACCGGCAGGTCGGCGTAGCCGCGGCTGGCGTCCGTGGGCGCCTTGCGGAACAGCAGCAGGTACTCGCAGAGGCCGAAGCCCATGCGGCTGCCATCCTTGCACTGCTCGCTGTAGCCCAGGCGGTAGGTCTGGTTGTTCTCCCGCACCACGTCGGTGACGATGGTCTTGCGGCCCACGAAGTGGAAGCCGTGCCGGCGGAAGCAGGCGATCGTGTCCACGTCGAAGGGGTACTCGGTCTGGAAACCCACGCCCTCGACCATGCCGCTCGGCACGATGCGGTTCTTCACGTGGATGGCGGCCACCCGGCCGGGCATCAGCACGCGCAGCAGCTCCGGCACCAGGTAGTCCATCTGGCGGAAGAAGTGCTCGTTGTTGTCGGTGTGGCCGAAGTCGGCGAAGTTGGGCGAGTACTCGTACTGGGTGCTGAACGGGATGCTGGTCAGCACCAGGCCGACGCTGTCGCTGGCCATCAGCCGCGTCTCTTTCACGCAGTCGTTGTTCACCAGCGTGTACTCGCCGCCCTTGGCCTTCACCTCGACGCGCTCCACGCCCATCGCCCGGCTGAGCGTCTGGATCATGGCCGCGTGCGACAGGCCGAACTCCTTGATGATCTCGGTCATGCGTTGCACCTGCTCTTTGTGCTGCGCCCACTTGCGCTCGAGAGTCCGGCGCACCTCGCGCTCGGCCTCGGTGTAGATCAGGTCGATGCGCACCTGCCGCGTCTGCAGGAAGCGCTGCAGGCGGTGGATCGACTGGATGAAGTCGGCGAACTTGAAGCCGATGCCCAGGTAGATGGCCCAGGCGCAGTGCCGCTGCAGGTTGCAGCCGCTTCCCAGCAGCACGGGCTTGCTGCTCAGCTCCTGCAGCTCGCCGTCGCTGAAGGCCACGACCAGCGGCTCGCGCTCGGTCTCCGGGTCCTGGGTGCCGTAGACGCTGGCGATGCCCGGGATAGCGCGCTCGATCGCCCGCCGCTCGTCCTCGAGGTCGTGCCAGATCACGCGATGCGCGGCCGGGTCCTCGGCGCGCAGCTCCATCAGCTTGGCCACGCGGGCGTCCAGGCTCTCGCGCTTCTCGCGCGCCGCGTCGACCACGCCGATGGCCTGGCGCTTGAACATCTGCACCTGCCCGTCCAGGTTCACGCCGGCATCGGCGTGGTCGGCCGGAATCTCGTGCCAGCGGATGTCGAGCGGCGGGAGCTCGTAGCCCTCGTCGCTGTAGCCCAGGTCGGAGGGCTTCTGCACGAACAGGGCCCAGCTGGCCACCCACAGCCAGAAGTCGCGCTCGCGGGCCGGGCTCAGCGTCAGGTGGTCGGCCTTCTCGCTGTTGCGCTTGAAGAAGCGGGTCTTGGCCTGGCCCACGTCCATCACGCCCAGGAAGGCGCTATAGGCCAGCAGCTCAACGAACTCATTCGGGCTGGGCGTGGCCGTGGCCACGAAGCGGTAGGCCACCTCGGCGCCCTTGATCCGGTTCGCCATGTCGCGCCGGTCGTCGCCGGCGAACAGCGCCATGAATTCGCGGAACGTCTTGCTGCCGCCGAAGCCGCGCAGGCAGGCTGCCTCGTCCAGGCTCGTGACGCTGAACAGCCGCGGGTCCAGCTTGCGATCGCGCACGGTCTCGTAGTTCGTCAGGTAGATGCCGTCGGGGTCCTCGGCCTCCTCGATGCGGCGGATGAACTTCACCGCGATGCCGAGGCGCGCGGCGTCGCGCATGAACTCTTGCCGCACGCCCAGCGGGATCACGATCAGCGCCATGCCGCCGACGCGCCGGCGCACCAGCCGCACGATCTCCAGCTGCACGAAGGTCTTGCCCAGGCCGAAGGCCATGAACAGCGCAGCGCAGCCCAGGCGGATCGCCCAGATGACCGCGGCCACCTGGTGCGGCTTCAGCAGCGGGTTGATCTCGGCCGGGTCCACGTCGAAGCCCTTGGGCTGCGCGATCGTGACCTTGGCGCGGAGGAAGGCGTCGTAGTCCATCAGGCGGCCCTCCGCTGCGCCAGCCGCTCGGCGTAGTTCGCCGCCACGATCGCGCGGGCCAGCGGCGGGCACACGCTGTTGCCGCACATGCGGACCTGCGACGACTTCGGCAGCACGCGCCCATCGGCGCCGCGGTCGATGACGTAGCTGTCGGGGAAGCCCTGGGCGCGGTACAGCTCGCGCGGCTGGAGCATGCGCATGCCGATGTCGGCAATCAGGTAGTCCTCGCCGGCCACGGTGACCAGGCCGAAGCGGTCCTTCGTCGTCACGGTGTGCAGGGGCTCGCCCAGCTGCGGGTCCTGGTCGGTGCCGTAGTACTTGAGCAGCAGGGCGCGCACCTCGGCGTGATGGGTGCCCTGGGCGCTGACGGTGCCCAGCGGCTCGCCAGTGGACGCGCTGGAGCTTGTGCCGCGCAGCTTGGCCAGATGACTGGTCACCAGGCACGTGTCGCCCTTGGCTGTGATGGTCTGCACTGGCTCGCTGGCGTCCCGCGGCCGGCTCTGGCCGGCGCGGCCGCCGCAGCCGACGAGCTGAGCCGAGACGAGCGAGTGATGATCCACGCTCGTGACGGTGCCGATGGGCTCAGGTGCCGCCGATCCGACCACGCCGGTGTAGTGCTTGGCCAGGAAAGCGGCGACGAGCCCGTGCTTCTGGCCGTCCACCGCAGTGCCCAGGGGCTTCTCCAGCCCGGGCACGCGCGGCGCCTGGCCGGGCCGCTCCCCGTAGCCGGTCTGCACGAGCGTGGGCACGGCCAGCAGGTGCTCGGCCTTCGTGGTGATGGTCGTCAGCGGCGTGCGCGGATCGTTCGTGTACGAGCCGTTGCCGCCCTGCTGACCGATGCGCACGATGAAGGGCTTCGCTGCCTCGATGACGTAGCGCTTGATGCCGTGGGCGATGCGGCGCAGCGTGGCCTCGGCCAGCGGGCGATCGCGCTCGAAGATCGACGGGCACGGGAGCGACCAGTCGATGCAGTCGGCAGCCGTGCGGTACGGCTGCAGGCCGCTGCATTTGGCCGGCTTCGCGGCGTGCGTCGGTGCCGGCCAGACGATCGGCTGACCGTCACAGCGAGCCACCAGGAACAGGCGCTTGCGGATGGTCGGCGCGCCGTAGTCGCAGGCCCGCAGCTCGCGCCACTCGACGCGGTAGCCAAGGTTGCGCAGCTGCGCGGCCCAGCGCTGGAAGGTCGTGCCCTTGCGGCGCTCGCAGGGCATGCCGTCGGCCTTCAGCGGCCCCCAGTCCTGGAACTCCTCGACGTTCTCCAGGCAGATGACCCGGGGCCGGGCGAGCTTGGCCCACTTGATCACAACCCAGGCCAGCGCGCGGATCTTCTTGCTGCGCGGCTTGCCGCCCTTGGCCTTGCTGAAGTGCTTGCAGTCGGGGCTGGCCCAGAGCAGGCCCACCGGGCGGCCGCCGGTCACAGTGACCGGGTCGACCTCGAACACGTCGGAGACGAAGTGCTGCGTCTGCGGGTGATTCGCCTGGTGCAACGACACGGCCTCGGGGTCGTGGTTGACGGCGATGTCGACGTGCCGGCCGATGGCCTGCTCGATGCCGGTGCTGGCGCCGCCGCCGCCGGCGAACAGGTCCACGACGAGCTCGTCAGCCAAGCCCAGGATCATCTGAGGGGTCAGCATGTGACGCCCTCCGGCACCTTGGCCCAGGCCTTCACGCCCACGGCAAGGCCGCCGCTCTCGCACAAGCGCCAGTCGGCGCCATCGAACCAGCCCTGGTCCACCTCGGTGGAACTGCTGATCAGCACGGTCTCCTCAGCGTCGGGCATGCCGTCGTCAGGCAGCTCGTGCCACGTGATCGTCTCGGTCTTCATGCCGGCTGCTCCTGGTCTTCCACGCACTCCCGCACCGTCTCCACCGGCAGGGCCAGCGCCTGCGCGGTGGAGGCGATCGCGGCCTCGGCGTCGCGGTTCGGGTCCAGCTGCAGGGCGCGCTCGAAACACGCCCGCACCTTGTCGCGGGCGACGATCACGCTGCCGCCCCTTCCTTCTCCACGACCTTCAGCGACGGCTTGCCGGTGTTGCGCTTGGCCTTCGGCTTCGGCACCTCGCTGGCCGGCTTGTTCTTGCCGGCGGCCTCGTTCTTGGCGAAGGTGTCGCCGGCCTCGTGCCCGGTCGGTGCCGGCGTCTCGTCGGCCTTCTTGCCCGCCTCCGGGTGATCGGCGTCGAATGCCGCCTGGCTGCCGTCGATCGCTGCCGGCTTCACCTGCGGCGGCAGGAGGGCGATGAACATGTCGGCCTTGATGTAGCTCGACAGGCGGCCGATCACCTCGTCGCCGACGTTGGACACCTGCAGGCGGAACTGCAGCTGCACGGTGCCGCCTTCCATGCAGGTCAGGCGCAGCTTGTTCAGCTTGGCCTCCTGCAGGACCATGTTGCTGGTACCGCCCAGGCCGCGGTCGACGGTGATCTGGTAGCCGCTGTAGTCGCCCTCCAACGCCATCGGCCAGGCGATCGAGTGGCTGCGCAGCAGCGGCATGGTGTCGGGCACGCCGTCCAGCTTGGCCTGGGCGCCCGGCTGCTCCACCGGCATGAAGAGCATGGCCAGCAGCTCGGGGGCCAGCTGGTTCAGGAACGTGTTGGGCGCGTCCATCTGGCACTTCAGGTCGATGGCCCGGGCGAGGCCGTCGCCGTGGTTCTCGGTGCGGACGTTGAGCGACAGCAGACGCGTCGCCGTGAAGGTGTCAATTCGAAGCATGGGACAGGTCTCCTTCAGACGGAGTGGGGGGGAAGGGGGAGGCCGGGCCGAGCGGCCCGAAGTGCGCGGCGCATCAGTTGCTGCTGAGGCGTCCACATCGGGTAAAGCTCAGGACGGCGGGGCGGCCATCCCTCGGCCATTGCGAGGACGGTGATCTGCTCGATCAACTCACCGAGGCACATGGCACCCGTCTCCCGGCCGTTCTCGTCGACCAGGTTCAGGTGGGTGCCGCCCAGCTCGGTGCGGCCGATCTCGAGGGTGAAGCGGCGCATTGCGTCAGCCCTGCTTGGGCCACTTCTTGGCGAAAGCCTTCTCGACCGCTGCAGCGTCTGCCGGCGGCAGCCCGTAGGCCAAGGCCTGCTGCAAGATCGCCTCTGCGCTGCCGTGGTCGGCTGCCTGCTCGACGCGCTGCACGAAGTCGGCACCAGTCAGGGCGCCCTGGTCATCGGCGGCGTCGATGTCGCTGACGCTGACGCAGCCCTCCAGGATGTCGGCGCGCTGGCCCACCTCGGCGGCATTGGCCACGGCCAGCGCATTGCTCAGCTCGACCGAGCTGGGCAGGTACTTCAGCACCTGCAGCAGCGGCACCTTGCGGGCGTACATCTCCTGATCGCGGAAGCTGTAGTGCCGCTGGCCCACCTTGTTGTACTTGTCTCGGTGCTTCCAGACCTTGGCCATGGTCCAGACCTCGACGATGGGCCAGTTGCTGCCGTTGACGCGGCCCACCGAGTAGACGTGCGTCATCTTGGCCGGATCGTCTTCATCGCCCGGGCGGTGATGCACGAAGGGCGAGTCGCCGAGCTGGTAGTCGAACTCGTCGCCTTCGAAGACGGCGCCCGTCCAGCTGGTGGCGCGGCCGCTGCGGTTCACCAAGTCCTGGAGGCCTTTCCAGCCCGGCACGAAGGTGCAGGTGTTGCCGTAGGGCACGAGGAAGCCCTGGCCGTTGACGCCGATCTCCAGGCCCAGCTGGCCGGCCGTCATCACGGCGGCGGCGATGCTGCGCGGGTCGCACTTCTGCAGCGCGGGCGTGGTGCTGAAGGCCGTCAGCGCCAGGCGCGCCATCCGGTCGGCCGTCAGGTGCTTCGGCAGCGCCAGGGCCAGCTGCGGCTTGAACTTGTCCATGAAGGACGAGAACGAGGCCAAGGGGTTGGGCGCGGCCTTGCCGGTGGCGGCGGCGCGGAGAGCGGTTGTGCTCATGCGGTGGGTGCTCCTGTGGGGCGTGGTGGGTGATCAGCGCCGGCGGAACCGCATCACGCGGGTCTCGACGGTCTCTTCGAACAGCGCGGCCAGGCTCGGGTGCTGGCGGCGCAGTGCGTGGTGGTTGATGCGCACGGTGCGCTGCGTCTTGAAGGTGACCGACTCGCGGCCCTGCACGGTCAGGCGCAGCGCGTCGCCCATGTATTCGCCGATGGAGACCTTCAGCGCCTCGATCTGCTCCTCGGCGCTCGCGACCTTCTTCTGCAGCTGCTCGACCTGCCGGACCATGTCGGCCACCTCGGGCGTGGCCTCGTAGGTCTTGCCGTTGTCCTGGGGGAACAGCGCGCGGATGTCGCTGAACTTCACCGGGTCGGGCTCCAGCTTGGTCTGGACGTGGTTCTCCCAGAAGTCCACCTCCTTCGCGCGCATCGCCTCGATCGTCTCGGGGTCGTTGCGCACCCAGAAGATGGCCACGTCGTGCAGGCCGATCAGCGCGGCGACGATGCACCACTGGCGGCCGGTGATGCCCAGTCCGTGCATGAACTGCGCGGCGTAGGCGATCGGCACGTCGTCGCTGCCCTCGGCGCCCCACTTCCAGCGCCAGAAGCCCTGGCTGCTCTTGCAGTCGCCGTTGATGTGCTCGCCGTCGAACGTCACGTCGTCGCCGTTGATCTGCGTGACGCCGGTCAGCCGCAGCTCGAAGTCGATCTCGCAGCCCAGGAACGGGTGCTGCAGGTCGACGTAGCGCTCGTTGCGGGCCAGCAGCTCCACCTCGAGGCCCTGCTCGCGCAGCTTGGCCAGCAGCAGGCGCAGGATGTGCGGCTCCAGCTCGGTGCCGGCGCGGCGGATGCTCTCCAGGCGCGGGTTCGGTTTCTCGGGCGGCGCGGTGCCGGTCTTCTTCTGGAACAACTCCAGCGGCGTCATCCAGTCTGAAACTCCCAAGACGGCCGCAGCGTCTGAGCCGCCCAGCAGCTTGGTGCGGTCGGGCATCTTGGGCGGCTTCTGCAGCAGCAGCGCCTCTTCGGGCGTCAGGCTCTTGCGCACGCGCTTCACGGCCGGTTTCTTCATCGCCTGGCTCATGCGTGCACCCATGCCTTCCCGGCGCGAATGCGCTGGATCGTGGTGGCGTTGATGCCGTGCCGCTGCGACAGGACGCTCGTCGACTCGCTGGACATCCTGATCGCTCGCGCGGCGGCGGCCGTGAGCTTGGCGCGCGGGTTCAGCTCTCCGGCCAGCTTGGCCGCGCGCCCCTTCAGCACCTTGTCGGCCATGTTGTCGTTGTGCGTGCCGAGGAAGAGGTGCGACGGCTTCACGCAACGCGGGTTGTCGCAACGGTGCAGGACCGACAGGTCGTCGGGGATGGCGCCGCAGAACAAGCGCCAGGCGACGCGCGACGCTGTCTCGGTTTTGTCGCCGTCCCAGAAGGACGCGTAGCCGTTGGCATTGACGGCGCCGGTCCACGTCCAGCAGCCTTCCATGCTGATCTCGCACTTCTCGATGAAGCGCTCGGCGATGGGCTTGTAGCGCGTCATCAGCTCAGCTCCAGCGCGCGGATCCGCGCCATCAGATGACGCTGCTGCATCAGGCTCTCGCGGGCAAAGATCGGCCCGGCGTGGCCGGTGGCGACGTAGCGGCGCAGCTCGTCGCGCACGCAGTCCAGGTGCCAGCGCAGCACGGCCAGGCGCACGCGGCGCACGATGCGGCCCAGCAGGCCGCGGCGGGTTGGAAGGGTGATCGCGGTCACGTCGCGTTCCTCATGGCTGGGCCCTTGCCGTTGCGCAGGCGCAGGGTCTCGCCCTTGCGCAAGCGCTTGTTGCAGCTCGGGCAGGTGTAGGTAGATCCGCGCGAGCCGTCGCGGTGCTCGTAGTGCGCGGGGAAAGGCGCCTGGCTCCAGCCCTTGGCCAGGCCGAACAGCTGCGGCTCGCCGTCCTTGTCGGGCTTCGTCGCTTTGCTGCGGCGGCCGCAGCACACGCACACGGCCAGCACCAGACCGGCGGGCGTGTGGATGTGGTTGACCGGCGTGCTCACTTGCAGGCCTCGGGCTTGGTTTGGCAATCCACACGCGGCGGCGGCGTGTCGGGCTCGCAGGGATTGCAGCCACCGCCACCGCACGCAGACAGCACGAGGCCGGCGCCGGCCACCAGCGCGATCAGAAGGGTGGTGATCGTGCGCCTCATGGCAGGCTCCAAAGCAGCCACAGGGACCAGCAGACCATGCCGATCTCGATCAGGAGCGTCACCATCAGCTGCCGGGCGCTCGGCTGCGGTTTCCTCGGTGCGCCAGGCGTGGTGTTCACGGTGATCAACGCGGCCAGGGTGTTGATCACGGCGATGTAGATCAGCAATGCCTTCATCGGGCGACCCCTGCCGTCTCGTCCATCGCGGCCACCGAGGTGGGCGACAGCACCACTGGCGCCACACCTGGCACGGCGTGCTCGTCGCCATACAGGCTGTCGCGCTCCGCGCGGTTGAACGCCTGCACGCGGGCCAGGTCTTGGCGGTGTGCCAGCTCCTGCACAGCCCGGCGCGCCATCACGTTGGCCTGGGCGATGGCAAGCGCCTGCACGTCCTCGTCGGCGAGGTAGCGCCCGATCAGGCAGTCGCGTGCAGCGATCAGGATCTCGGCCGGCTGCCGCTGGTCGAACAGCAGCACCAGCAACGTGGCGGTGCTGAGCGACTGCAGCATGCCGACGTCGGCCGCATCCAGCGGGCCGAACAGACCCGGCTTGATCCGCAGGGTGGCCATGTGCAGCCAGTGGCCCAGGCCTTGCGCATCAGCCAGCGACGCGCGGATGGCCTTCGGCATGGCCTCGGCCACCTGCTGGTGGAAGAAGTGCTGCAGGCAGGCCGCCGCCTGATCCTGCGCGGCCTGTCCGGCCCGTTCGTATTGCTCGCCCATCGCTGCCTCCGTGTTGGTGCGATGGGAGTGATTAAAGCATGCTTGTTTTTCGTGAGTCAAGCATGCTTTAAATGGTTGGCAAGAAAAAGCCCGCACGCCGCGGGCTTGGAGTGCGTCGCGTCAGGGGCGTCGAAGAAGCGCCGCTTTCTGCGCGTCAAACTCGTCCTGCGTCAGCAGTCCCTTTGTGAGTAGATCTCCCAACTTCTGGATCTCATCGGCCACGCTCTGAGGTGTGCCACGCGGTGCAGCGATGGCTTGGATGCTGGCTACATGCGCTTGGTGTTCAGCGCGCCTTTCCAGTTCGCGGCGCTCTTCAAGGCGCAGCTTTTCGGCTGCGTCGGCTTCTTGTCGGAGCTGGGCCAGACGTTCTGCCTCAAGATCCTTGAAAAGGTACAGGATGATCGCTCCGAGGAAGGGTGACAGCAGGAAAGAGAGCACCAAGAAGCCGACGGCGCTCCGTCCGCGTCGATCTGCGAGCACCGCAACTGCGACGCAGCACACGATCCAAAAAATCATGAACCCTGCCATGCATGGACCCTTTCAAAACCCCGTGAAATCGCTGCTGCGCCGCGTGGCGCGGGCAATGATCTTGTCGGCTGGGAACTCGGGAAACGCCGTCTTGTCGGTGCTGGCGCCCCAGAGCGTGCCATCAGGCAGCAGCACGAGGCGTCGAATCCACCGAGTCCCGTCTGGCCGCTCCAGGATTACCACGCTCTTGGCCGGCGCGCTGCTGCACGCTTCAAAGGTCACGTAATCGCCGGCCTTCAGGTGCGGCTCCAGCGCGCCATCCGGCACGACGACGGTCAAACTCCCCGGCCACTTCTCCATCTGCTCCTTGTGCATCACAGCCTCCCAGCTTGTTGGAGGCTCAATGTTCGGGGCAACCTGGCTCACGTGTTGAGCCACCAGCCTGGCTGCCCCCATCTGTGGGGGTTGACCATCCTTTTGCCAGCCAGCGGCACCGATGCCGGAGGCTAGCCAGGTGGGGTCGCAGCCAAAGTATTCGGCAGCGGCAGCGTTGTTCGCTGCGGTCGCTGACTTGGTCTCGCCGATGACGATAGCGCGCACAGCCTGTGGCGATACGCCCATGGCTTTGGCGACGCCTGTCCTTGACTTTCCGGGCCGCGCCAAGCCCTCGTTGAAACGGTCTGCGTAGGTTGTCACCTCCGAAAGTATGGTTGCGCCGACCTCAAGCATGCTTGCGAGCGCAAAGTAAAGCATGATTTAATGAGGCATGGAAAAGACCGAAGCCATTCGCCTCCTGGGAGGCACCGTCGCTGCCGTGGCTGAGGCCATCGGCATTTCTCCGCAAGCCGTGTCGCTGTGGCCTGACGTGCTGCCGCCGCGCATCGCGGACCGCGTGCAGGCCGCGCTCTATCGCAAGAGCCAGCAGGCCGCCCCTGCCCTCGCCGCCGAGCAGGTGGCTCATGGCTGAGCCGGTCAGGATTTGCATCGGGCCCGGTGTCAACCGTGCCGAGTGCTTGGCTGCTCTCAAACTCAGGCAGCCGGCAGGAACCCGGCTACTCGCGTGGGTTCGCCGTCGAATTCTCGGATGGCTGCCACGTCGGCGGCGCGCAACCACCACGTGTGAGCTGGACCTGGACCTTCTCCAGGCTGGCGGAGCGGAATACGACGCAGACGAAGCAGCCCGCCGTCGGTCGATTCGACGCTGGAGCAGGTGAGCACCTTGAGCTCGTTCAGCGTGCCATCGGTCATGTCGGTCAGCGCCTGCTCGGCTGCCGAACCTTGCACCAATGCGACGACGAACCTGCGCAGTTCGGATTTCGGTTCCATGGGCGTTCCCTTCGGTGAGCTGGTTGGGGTGAGAGCCGCCAGCGTAGCCGGGGCGGAGCGCCCGCCCTTTGTCTCCGACACCCATCGGCGCCGGCCTACCCGGTTGCCCGTCGACCTCCCTGAGCGGGCGGGTGTCTTTGCCCGGGGCTTCGGCCCTGGGCTCCTTTCTTCGAACCACCCCATGGCAGATGGGGCCGGCCAGCCATCCGCGGCGCACTACCGCACACACAAGGACGCTGGACCAACCGGACGCATTCCAGGGCCAGCCAGCGGTCCCCTGACGAATCTGCCTAACCGCGACCAAACCCACGAAGCGGGGATCAACCGTGCTTTGAGCACGGGCGTGAAGGCATGCAGCCGGCACCTGTGCGAGGTGTTGCCGGACGAGGCGCCGGAAGGCGATGTTGCTCGCACCACGCTCCCCCGCACCGAGCGACTGCCCCGCCAGACGGCACAGCGGGGAGGAAGGGCGACCACAGGAGGGGGCCGGTCGTTGACCCCTCGGGCTGGCCGGGCTCATTGCTCGCGCCGCAGCACCAGTGCCCACCGCGCCAGCTCGAAGGCCGCCTCGCGCTCGCAGCGTTGCCACAGCGCCAGCACGGCGGCCCGGGTCGTCTCTTCCACAGCTCATGCCTTTCTCGCGCCCTGGTGGGTGCGCCCCTCCACGAGGCCCCGGTCGGGCCGACTCCCCCTGTGCGGGGCGGACTGGAACGGGCGCACCCACGAGGCCGCCGTGCCTCGGTTTCCTTCAACTGCGATGGGAGTCGCTTCCATGGATCGAAGTTTTCAGCCAGGGGACTGGCAACCACAAGCAACCGCTGGCAAGGGGACGCAAGTCCCCATGCCGTTCCTGGGTGCGGTGCCGGGCGCGCAGCTGTTGCCGGCCGCCGTCATCTCGTCGGCCACCTTCAACGGTTGCCTGATCGAGGCGGCCCGCCACTCCGGCCTGGAGGATCAGGAGATCGCCGACGCGATCCACATCTGCCACGGCTACATGAGCCGCTTCATGCGCGGGGTCGCTCAGCAGTGGGCGAAGCGGATGGTGGCATTCATGCGCGTGACGCACTCCCTGGCGCCGCTGCAGTGGATGGCGCGCGAGATGGGCTGCGAGTTGGTCGTGCGCGATGCGCAGGCTGCGCGCATCGCTGAGCTGCAGGCGGAGTTGCAGCAGCTGCAGCGGGGGGCGGCATGAGCTCGACCACCCTGCACAAGCTGGCCGACAACAACGTGCGGGCTGACACCGTCCTGGCCAAGGCGCTGAAGTTCTTCGACGACAACCCCGACGAGATCCTGACTCGCGAGGACATCTGCGTGAAGTGGGACTGCTGCCCGCGCACGGCCAAGAGCGTGGCCAGGGCGCTGATTCGCGAGGGTGTGCCCCGCGCGCAGCTGCCGCGCCCGCCCAGGCCGTCACGCGCCCGCAAGCGCCCCGACACGTTCCCCGAAAGCCTGACGCCGTCCGAGGTGCGCGCGATCTACGCGATCCACCGGTACGGCACGGTGGATGCCGCCGCGGCCGCGCTGGAGGTCAGCTCCAACACCATCGCATCGCAGCTGCGTGACGCGCGCCGCAAGGCGGGCGTGCACAAGACGGCCCTGCTGGTCGATCTGTTCCTGGCGACCGAGGGGGACCAGGACTGATGGACAAGGTCACTACACGCGCCCAGGCCCTGAAGGACGGGCAGCGGCACTACTACACCGGCAAGCCCTGCGTGGCGGGCCACCTGGGCAGGCGCGACACGGTCAGCGGCTACTGCTGCGTTTGCAACCTGCAGCGTCAGCGCGACGAGCGCGCCCGGGCCCGACAGAAACTGAACGGAGGCGGCCGGTAATGGCGCGCGCACGAAACATCAAGCCCGGCTTCTTCAAGAACGAGGATCTGGCCGAGTGCTCACCGTGGGCCCGGCTCTGCTTCGCTGGGCTGTGGGTGCTGGCCGATCGCGATGGGCGGCTGGAGGACAGGCCGAAGCGGATCAAGGGGGAGTTGTTCCCCTTCGATGCGGTGGAAGTTGAGCCGCTGCTCGAGGAACTGGAGCGGTTCAAGTTCATCGCCCGGTACGACGCCGGCGACATGCGAGCGATCCAGATCCTGGAGTTCAAGACACCGCATTACTCCGAGAAACCGAGCGTCATCAAGGCGCCCGATTTCCTGGAGCGATCTTCTGATGAAGCCGGTGACATTCCTGGAGCACTCCAAGAGAACTCCAGGAATGACCCCATCATGAAGAGGCTGTCACAACCTCCTGATTCTCTGAATCCTGATTCTCTGAATCCTGAAGAAGAGAGTGCGCGCGAGATCGCGCCCCCACCCCCCCCAGCTTCGAAGCGCAAGCGGCCGAAGGCTGCGGAGGTCACCCTGGCAGAGTGGCTGCAGGCGGTGCAACAGGCCGGCGAGAAGGCCATCCCGAACACCGACGCCGTGTTCGGCTATGCCCGCGACATCGGCCTGCCGGCCGAGTTCCTGCACTACGCCTGGTTCGAGTTCAAGGCCCGTTACACCGCCGACCCGGTCAAGGGCCAGCGGCAGAAGACGTACGCCGACTGGCGCGCCGTCTTCCGAAAGGCTGTCCGCGAGGGGTGGCTGAAGCTCTGGTACCTCGACGGGCAGCAGTACGCGCTGACGGCAGCCGGCCAGCAGGCCCAGCGCGCGGTTCAGGCGCAACAGCTGCGGGAAGGCGGTGAGCCATGAGCGACCATCAAGACCCGCGCCCTGATGCCTCGGCGATGCCGTGGAGCTGCGAGGCCGAGCAGAGCGTGCTGGGCGGCCTGCTGATCGACAACAGCGCCTACGACCGTGCCAGCGACCTGCTGCGCCGCGTCGACTTCTTCGACCCTCGCCACGGCGAAGTGTGGGACGCGATCACGCGGCTGCTGCTGGCCGCCAAACCGGCCGACGTCGTCACCGTGTTCGATGCGCTGCCCGAGTCGAAGCGCGAGGAGGTGGGAGGCATCGCCTACCTCGGCCAGCTGGCTGCCTGCGTGCCCAGCGCCAGCAACATCCGGCGCTACGCCGAGATCGTGCGCGAGCGCGCCATGCAGCGCGCGCTGATGCAGACCGCCGACGAGGCGCTGACGATCGCACGCGGCGAGGGTGGCTTCGAAGACAAGGCCGATCGCATCGGCAGTCTGTTCGCGACCGTTCGCGAGACGGGTCAGCGTTCGAAGCCCCTGTTCGTCGGCGATCTGATGGCTCAGCGCGTCGACCACTACAACGCGCTGGCCGAGGGCGCCGTCACCCCCGGCATCAGCACCGGGCTGCCAGGCCTGGACGCTGCGCTTGGCGGAGGCATGTGGCCCGGCAAGGTGATCGTCATCGCTGCGCGCCCGGGTATTGGCAAGACCTCGCTGGCGCAGCAGATCCTGCTGCACGCTGCGGAGGCCGGGCACACCGGCCTGCTGCTTTCGCAGGAGATGGAGCGCATGGAGCTGGTCGACCGCGCTGTGGCGAACCTCGGTTCGATCGGCTACAGCCGCCTGCTCAACGGCAAGCTGTCGAACCCCGAGTGGCAGCGGTTGGGCCCGGCGGTCGACAAGCTCGCGGCGCTGCCGTTCGCCATCGACGATCAGGCCGCCTTGACGCTGCACGACATCCGCACCAAGGCCTTCGCGATCAAGGGGCTGCGACTGCTCGCCATCGACTACGTGCAGTTGTGCGCCGCGCCGAAGGGCGCCCCTCGCAATCTGACCCGCAATGACGTGCTGACCGAGATCAGCCGCGGCATCAAGGCCCTGGCCAAGGACCTGGGCCTGACGGTGCTGCTGCTGAGCCAGCTCAACCGCGACGTGGAGAAGCGCTCCAGCCCGGAGCCGACGCTCGCCGATCTGCGGGAAAGCGGGGCGATCGAGCAGGACGCGGACGTGATCGCGTTCCTGTGGCGCATGCGCGAGTACGAAGACCATCGGCTGATCGCGTGCTCTCTGCCGAAGAACCGGCAGAGCAAGCCGGGCGCCAAGTTGGGCTTGGACTTCGAGGGTCACTACCAGCGCTGGCGCGACAGCGCCGAGAAGGTCGGCAACAACGGCTCAGGCGCTGGCAACGCCCAGGACCTGGGCTTCAACTGAGGGCAGCAGCGTGATCGCATTGGGCATCGACATCGGCGTCACCGGCGCCATCAGCAGCGTGGACCACAACAGCCGCGCCATCATCCACGACCTGCCGACCGTGGCCATTCCGGGCGAGCGCTTCGTGCGCCGCCGCATTGACGCCATGGCGCTGATGGAGCTGGTGCGCAAGCTCGCGCCGGCGGGTGAGAGCGTGCTGGCGGTCATCGAGAACGTGCACCCATTCCCCGGCAGCCGCAACAGCCCGCAGGCCACCGGCTCACTGATGGACAGCCGAGCGCGCATCGAGACCGTGCTGGAGTTGGCCCGCATCACTGTCCACGCGATCGAGCCGTTGGCCTGGAAGCGGCTCTACAACCTCGCAGGCAAAGAGAAGGCGGACAGCATCGTCACCGCGCGAACGCTCTACCCCAGCATGGCCGACGGGCTGCGCCTGGCCAAGCATCACAACCGGGCCGAGGCGCTGCTGCTGGCTCACTTCGGCCTGAGGAAGCTCGCATGAAAGCGCCGTTCCTCGCAGACGTGCGACAGCTTGCGCGGACCGCGTCGCAGCGCGGCATGCTGAAGGCATTGACCTGCCTCGATCGGCGCCTCGCGTGCATCGAGCTGATCGGCTGGCCTGCGCTGGAGCAGTCGCTCCGTGCGGAGCTGGAGGAGGCGATCAGCATCGCTCGTTCCAGGGGATTCCGCGTCCCAGTACCGGCACCTGAGCGGCCAAAGCACGAGCAGAGCTGGCGCAGTTTCCTCACCTGCGGCGTGTGCGGGCTGCGTGTGAACCGCCACGGATCGCGTCGAGTGATCCACGCCGGCGTGCGCAAGCACGTGTGCCCCAAGTGCGCCAAGGCGGTGAAGGCGTGATCCTGGTGCTCCGTCCCCTCGGCCGTGGCAACTGGGCTCCATTGCGCATGGAGCTGGATGGCACGCGCGCCCAGCCTCTCCTCTTCCGTGTCGGCAGCGTCATCGAGCTGGCCGGCGCCAAGTTCCGCATCTGCGAGGTGCACCCCTGATGGCGAAGCCCAAGCAGCAGATCTACGCCGATCTGCCTCCCGACCTGTTCGACGCTGACGACGTGATGCAGCTCTACGGCCAGTGGGCCATGGACCGCGGTGAGAAGCGCCGCTGCGGCAGCGCCGAGGGCAACTACAGGGCCGGCGGCGAGGGGGCGCGCGAGGCCCGACGCGAGCCCGTCATCCGCAAGCTGAGCACCGAAGATGCGCTGCGCTGCCAGCGGGCCCTCGCCTCAGTGGCTGACGCCGAGCGCGTGGTGCTGACGATCCTCTACGTCCCCCAGCGGCTGCCCGCAGAAGCCCAGCTGCGGCTGCTGCGCATCCCTCCACAGCTCAGCCGGGTGCGTCATCTGGCTGGCCTGCGCACCTTCTGGAACTGGTACCGGCTGCTGAGCGGCACTGTGCCGGCTGCTGTCACGCGTTGACAGGGTGCCAAGCGCAAGGCCTACAATGCGGCCACCTCGCAAGGTGTGAGTGATCCCGGTGCCCGAAGGCAGACCGGGGGCCGCCCGGACGAGAACGAAGCCCGCCACGCAGCAATGCCGGCGGGCTTACTGCTTTCTGGAGACGCTGATGGTCACGATGCTCAAGCCCACCCTGCGCAGCGCACCGACGCGCGTGCAACCGGCCGCGCTGACCGTCAGCGAAACGAAGCGCACCCGTGGCCGCGCCTGGATGACCCGGCGCTCACGCATCATGAGCCGCGACTGCGGGCTGTGCCAGCAGTGCAAGCGGGAAGGAAAGCTGCAGCTGGCCGAGCAGGTGGACCACATCCGCGAGCTGGCTGACGGCGGCACCGACGACGACAACAACCTCGAGGCGCTGTGCGGCGACTGCCACAAGGTCAAGACAGCGCGCTCCCAGGCTGCACGCGCGGGTAGGTGAGGGTATGCCTGACCCTGGTGAACTGCGCTGGGCGCAAACCCTGCGCTGGCGTAGAACGAGTATCAAGCCGAGGTATTGCCCTTACTGTGGGTGCGCTTGGTCGGCATTGGTGAGATTGGGCAAGAGGCAATGCTGCCCTACTGAAGAGTGTGAGAGTCAGCACCGAAAGCTGATGAAGCGATTGGAGCGCAAGAGATACGGCGCCAGCCACATACAGCGCGCGAAGCTGGCTGGCGTTCAGTATGGTTACTTCAACATCCTTAGGGTATTTGAAAGAGATGGCTGGCGCTGCAAGCTCTGCGGCAAAGCGACTCCCAAAAGCCTCAGGGGGTCGATGCACGCATCAGCCCCTGAGCTTGATCACATCGTCCCTTTCGCTGTTGGTGGCCCTCATTTGATGCACAACTGTCAGTGCGCATGCCGGGCTTGCAATATCGAAAAGGGATCAACTCCGCGCGGTCAAACGCTGCTGTTCGCTTGAGGGGGATACCCCCTTCAATCTCTGGCGATTCGATCGGCGGAAACCGCACCCGATCCCACGCGCGACAGAAATGTCGCGTTTGAATTTCGAAATCAAAACCTGAGGCCCCGAGCGCAGCACACGCAGCGCCGGGGCTTCGGCGTTTCTGGGGGTCTTTCGTGGATACAGCGTCGAAGGCGTGTGTGGACTGCCAAGCGCAGTTCGTGCCCGCGAAGGGTCGCGGACGCCCTCGAATCAGGTGCACTTCATGCAGCCCACTGCAGTTGGGCTTGTCGGTGGGCCGCTCCGTGGCCAAGCCGTTCAACGGCACCTGTCTGGAGTGCCGCCATTCGTTCGACACGTCGGGAGCCTATGACCAGCGTTTCTGCTCAGATGCCTGCCGCAACAAGGCGTCGAACCGGCGGCAGATGGAACGCAACCGCTCGTCAAAGGCGGAGTTGCCGCCGCGGCGTTGCACCGGATGCGATGCCTTCTTCGCGCCCACCTACGGTGACAAGCGCAGGGACTACTGCTCGCGAACCTGCCAGCTGGCAGCGATCTACCGGCTGAAGTCCGGTCACACGCACGAGCGGCGCGCGCGCAAGTTCGGGTGCTTCATCGAGAAGGTGGACAAGTACCGCGTGTTTGAGCGCGATGGTTGGCGCTGCCGCATCTGCGGCGTTGAGACACCGCGGCATCTGAGCGGGACAAAGGACGACCGCGCGCCGCAACTGGATCACAAGGTGCCGCTCAGCAAGCGCGGCCCCCACAGCTACGCAAACACGCAATGCGCGTGCCGTCGCTGCAACCGTATCAAGGGCGACAAGCTGCCCAGTGAGTTGAGGATCTGATGGCAAGAGGAGGAGCCCGTCCGGGCGCCGGGCGCCCACGGAAGGACGGCATCAAGCCAGCGACGTCGGCAACCCCGCCGGCCGTCGCCGCCATGCCCGAGCTGAGCGACCAGACCCCGCTCGACTACCTGCTGTCGGTGATGCGCAATCCGCGCATTGACACCAAGCTGCGCATCCAGTCGGCATCCATCGCGGCGCCCTACATGCACGGCAAGGTGACGGAGCCCGGAAAGCGCGAAGGCCGCCGCCAGGCCGCTGCCAAGCTCGGCGAGGCGCCCGGCAGCCGGTTTGCCGCGTCGGCACCGCCCAAGCTCGTCGCGGCCGGGGGCAAGAAGGTATGACGCCGACCTGGTCGACGGCCTGCCCGGACTGGGCCCAGCGGCTCAAGGCCGGCCAGTCGATCATCCCGGCGCCGATCTACCCCGAGCAGGCAGAGCAGGCCCTGGCCATCTTCAAGCAGCTGCGGGTGGTCGACCTGCCGGGACGGCCCACCTTTGGCGAGTGTTGCGACTCGTGGGTGTTCGACTTCGTCGCCGCCATCTTCGGCGCCTACGACGCCGAGACCGGCCAGCAGCTGATCCGCGAGTTCTACCTGCTGATCAGCAAGAAGAACACGAAGTCCACGATCGCCGCCGGTGTCATGCTGACGGCGCTGATCTTGTGCTGGCGCGAGGACGAGGAGCACCTCATCCTGGCCCCGACGAAGGAGGTCGCTGACAACAGCTTCAAGCCAGCTGCGGGGATGATCCGCGCCGACGACGAGTTGTCCACGCTGCTGAGCATCCAGCCCAACCAGCGTATCATCACGCACAACGTCAGCAAGGCCAGCCTCAAGGTGGTCGCTGCCGACACGGACACGGTCTCCGGCAAAAAGTCGGGCCGCGTGCTGGTCGACGAGCACTGGATCTTCGGCAAGAAGGCCAACGCCGATGCCATGTTCATCGAGGCGCTGGGCGGCCAGGTCTCCCGGCCTGAGGGCTGGGTGATCTACCTGACCACGCAGTCCGACGAGCCGCCCTCCGGCGTATTCAAGGACAAGCTGGATTACTACCGCGATGTGCGGGACGGCAAGATCGTTGACCCGCGCTCGCTCGGCATCCTTTACGAGTTCCCGCAGGACATCGTCGACGACAAGGGCTACCTGGACCCGGCAAACTTCCACATCACCAACCCGAACCTCGGCAAGTCAGTGTCTGCTGACTGGATCGAGGACCAAATCCGCAAGCTGCGGCACAAGACGGACGGCACCTTCCAGCAATTCGTCGCCAAGCACCTGAACGTCGAGATCGGCTTAAACCTTCGGGCCGATCGCTGGGCCGGCGCCGACTTCTGGCTGCAGGCCCCGGCCAGTCCTGTGACCATCGAGCAGCTGATCGCGCGTTGCGACATCATCACCGTGGGCATCGACGGTGGCGGTTTGGACGACATGCTGGGCCTGTGGGTGCTGGGCCGGGCACGCCTCGGCGGTGACTGGCTGAGCTGGGCCCATGCCTGGATCCACCCGATCGCCCTGGAGCGCCGCAAGTCCGAGGCCTCGCGGTACCAGGACTTCGCCGCAGCCGGCGACCTGACCATCGTCGAGAACATCGGCGACGACGTGGAGCAGGTGGCCGAAGTTGTCGAGCAAGTCCACGCCGCTGGCTGCCTGCCGGAGAAGGGCATCGGTGTCGACCCCGTCGGCATCGGCGCCATCGTGGATGCCCTGGAAGCACGGGGCATTGATCAGGAGACCTACATCGTCGGCGTGTCGCAGGGCTGGAAGCTCAGCGGCGCGATCAAGACCACGGAGCGGCGCCTGGCCGAGGGCACGCTCCACCACAGCCACGCACCGCTGCTGACCTGGTGCGTGGCCAACTGCCGCGTCGAGCCCAAGGGCAACGCGGTGACCATCACCAAGCAGGCCGCAGGCTTCGCCAAGATCGATCCGATCATGGCGCTGTTCAACGCGGTCACCCTGATGTCGATCGTGCCTGAGCCCGACGTCATCTATGCCGACTACGAGCTCGTCACCGCATGAACGCTCGCATCTACGACATCAGCATGCTGACCGGCCTGGGCCTCCTCGTCGCCGGCGTCCACCAGCTGGGCGGCCTGCCGTGGGCCCTGATCGCAGCCGGCGCCGGCGTGATTGGCCTCACCGCCTTCGGCGCCTACCTCGGGGGGCGTCGCTGATGTTCCTCAGTGCATTCCGCTCCAGCAGCGGCGACCGCTCCCCCTGGGGCAGTTTCTGGTTCAACCCGATCGGCAACCTGACCGGCAGCGGCGCGCGCGTCGACGCCGAGAGCGCCCTCGCCCTCTCCACCGTGTTCGCCTGCGCCCGCGTGCTTTCAGAGAGCTTCGCGGTCCTGCCGTTCCGTCTCTACCGACCGCGCGCCAGCGGCGGCCGCGAGCGCGTCACCGACCACTGGCTGCACCGGCTCTTCTGCCGAGCGCCCAACCGCTGGCAAACCCCCTTCGAGTGGCGCGAGATGTTGCAGGGCCACCTGGCGCTGCGCGGCAACGCGTTCAACCGGATCATCGAAGACGGCGCCGGCGGCATCGCCGAGCTGCTGCCTCTGCACCCCGATCGCATCCGCCTGGAGCTGGTGGAGGAGTACGGCTTCCGCTATCGCTACACCCGGCGGGACGGCACACAGGAGCTGCTGCGAGCCGATCAGGTCTGGCACCTGCGCGGCATGGGCGGTGACGGCTACGTGGGCTACAACCCGATCGAGATCGCCCGGGAGAGCATCGGCGAGGCCTTGCAGTTGCAGGGCTACGCGTCCCGGTTTTTTGCCAACAACGCGACGCCGCCCTTCTGGATCAAGGTGCCGGGCAAGTTCGCAGACAAGGCTGCGCGGCAGAGCTTCAAGGAACAGATCCAGGAAGCGCACACCGGCATCAACCGCGGCAAGGTGATGGCGCTCGACCAGGGCATGGAGCTCAACGCGATCGGCATCAACCAGAAGGACATGCAGTTCATCGAGCTGCGGGCCTCCAAGGTGCCGGACGTCGCCCGGCTGTTCCGCATGCCGCTGCACAAGATCGGCGACCTGTCGAAGGCTACGTTCTCCAACATCGAGCAGCAGGAAATCGAATTCTGGACCGGCACCATGCACCCTTGGTGCGAGCGCTGGGAGAGCAGCGTCGAGAACGTGCTGCTGGGGCCGGACACTGACCTCGAAGTCGAGTTCGACATGCGCAGCCAGCTGCGCGGCGACAGCGTCTCGCGCGCCAAGTACATCCAGGGCCTGGTGCAGTCGTCGGTCCTGCTGCCGAACGAGGGCCGCGAGATGGAAGGCCTGGATCCGGTGGAAGGCGGCGACGAGCGGCTGATCCCCGTGAACATGCGACTGGAAAGCGACCCGCTGACGGCCGCCGGCGCCGCGCCGACCGGGCAGACCGACGACGACGAAGACGCCGCCGAACCCGCAGACAAGACCCAAGCCGGGCGACTGGCCAAGGTGCTGGCCGACAACTCCGACCGCATGGCTCGTCGCATTGCTGCCGGCGACCCACCCAGCGCCGTGGTGCTCTCCGCCGCGCTGGCCATCGAAGAAGACCACGCCCGCCAGATCCTGGGCGCCGACTGGATCAGCCAGCCGCGCCACGTCCTGGCCACTCACCTCCTGGGCGAAGCCCTGAAAGGCCAACCGTGAACAGCCACTTCCTCGCCTGGGCGCTCAGCACGCCCTGGGCCCTCCAGCCCGATCGCATGGCCGCCTACGCTGCGGTGCTGGCCCGGCGCTACGCCGGCGGCATCAAGGCCGAGCGCGACGCCGACGGCCGGCCCGGCTCCAACAACATGGGCGGCGAAGGCCCCGACGTCCAGGCGGCTGTCCAGCGCGCAGGCGCCGGCCGCCGCGGCGCGATCGCCGTCGTGCCCATCCGCGGCGCCATCTTCCAGCGCGCCAGCCAGATCGACATCTGCGACGGCGGCACCGGCACCGACAAGGTGAGCCAGGCCCTGCGCGAGGCAAACGCCGACGACACGGTCGACAGCATCCTGCTCGACATCGACTCGCCTGGCGGCAGCGTCTACGGCGTGGCCGAGCTGGCCGCCGAGATCCGGGCCAGCGCCAAGCCCGTCACCGCCATCGCTAACAGCCTGGCCGCGAGCGCGGGCTACTGGCTGGGCAGCGCGGCCGGCGAGTTCTACGTCACCCCCGGCGGCGAGGTGGGCAGCATCGGCGTCTGGATGGCGCACGAAGACTGGAGCAAGGCCCTCGAAGAGTTCGGCATCAAGACGACGCTGATCAGCGCCGGCCAGTACAAGACCGAGGGCAACCCCTACGAGCCGCTGGGCGATGACGCGCGCGCCTTCCTGCAGAGCCGCACGGACGACTACTACAGCGCCTTCACGCGCGACGTGGCCAAGGGCCGCAAGGTCAGCGTGGAGCAGGTCCGCAACGGCATGGGCCAGGGCCGCGTGCTCGGCGCCGCCCAAGCGAAGGCCGAGGGCATGGTCGACGGCGTGATGACGTTCGACGAGGTCGTGCGCCACATGTCCCGCAACGCCGCCCCGGCCGGCCGCAAGGCCGAGTCCCAACGCACCGCCCAGCAGCTCGCGCTGCTGTCCCTTCAGGGCTAGCACGGCCCGTTCGCCAGCTGGTCCGTCGATCAGCCAGCGCCGGCCCCGTCGGGCCGATGTGCACGCCAACCAGGCCGCCTCCGGGCGGCCTTTTTCGTTTCTGAACTGGAGAACCCCACCATGAAGACCTCCCGCAATCTCGCGCGCTTCGCGCTCTTCGCCGTGGCCACGCTGCTGCTGGCATCCGTGCTGCCCGTCGTGGCTGCATCCCCCGACCCGCTGCTGCACCTCGTGCAAGCCGTGGGCGCACACGCCGATGCCGGCCTGCTGCTGGCCGTGGCCCCGCTCGCCGCGGTGCGCCAGCTCAAGGCCAAGAAGGCCGACCACGTCAAGGCCGCCCAGGCCATCAACGACATCACCGACCGCGATCTGACGGCCGAGGAGCAGACTGCTCTTGCCGGCCACATGGCCAGCATCAAGACGCTGAACCAGCAGATCGAGAACGCCGAAGCGCTCGCCAACGAGCAGGCCGGCATGGATGCCGGCGGCGTCGAGATCAAGCCGGGCGCCAAGATCGAGACCGAGGACAACCAGGCCGCCGATCCCACCCGCGGCTTCCGCAGCTTCGGCGACTTCGCGCGCGCGGTCGCCAACTCCTCGCTGATGGGCTCCACGGACCGCCGCCTCACCATCGGTGCAGCGGCCCCTGGCAACACGACGACGAACGAGTCGAACGGCCCGGACGGCGGCTTCCTGGTTCCGCCGCAGTTCAGCCAGGAGATCTGGCGTCTGAGCCTGGAGGAGGATTCGCTGATTCCGCTGACCGAGAACACCGAGGTGAGCGGCAACAGCATGATCTTCCCGAAGGACGAGACCACCCCGTGGGGCGGCTCCGGTGTCCAGGCCTACTGGCAGATCGAGGCGGCCGCCGCCAACGCCAGCAAGCTGCAGCTGAGCACGGAAGCTCTGGTGCTGCACAAGCTGATGTGCCTGGTGCCGGTGACGAACGAGCTGATCAGCGACGCGTCGGCCATCGGCAGCTACCTGAACCAGGTGGCACCGGGCCGCATCACCTGGAAGGCCAACGAGGCGATCCTGTTCGGTGACGGTGTCGGCAAGCCCCTGGGCTGCCTGAACAGCGCCACTGGCCCGCTGATCACGGTGGCCAAGGAATCCGGCCAGGCCACGCAGACCTTCGACCCGAAGAACCTGTCGAAGATGGTCTCGCGGCTGATCCCCGGCCAGCTGAAGAACGCCATCTGGCTCGGCAACCCGGACATCCTGCCGGGCCTCGAGGCGATGACCCTGGGCCAGTACCCGATCTACCTGCCCAGCCAGTCCGTCGAGGGCAACAGCTACGGCACGCTGAAGGGTCGCCCGCTGTGGCTGTCGGAGCACGCCAACGCCTTCAGCTCGGCCGGCGACCTGAACCTGGTCAGCATGAAGGGCTACCGCTGCATCACGAAGGCCGGCGGCATTCAGACCGACACGTCGATGCATCTGTACTTCGACGCGGACGCTACCGCCTTCCGGTTCATCTTCCGCCTGAACGGCAAGCCCATCATGAGCCAGCCCATCGCCTCGCCGAAGGGCAACACCCGCAGCCACTTCGTGGCTCTGGGCGCTCGCTGATCGCGGCCACCTGAAGCAGGCCCGCGGCAGTCGCTGCGGGCCTTCCTCACCGACCCCAACACCTCGGAGATTTCCACATGCTCGCAAACGCACGCATTTCGGAGCAGCTGGCGCTGCTCGCCACCATCGACCCGGTCAGCCAGGCCGCCGGCACCGTCACCACGGGCTGGATCAACGTCTCGCAGCCGGAACGCCTCATGGCGCTCATTCAGACCGGCGTGCTCGGCGCCTCGGCCACGGTCGACGCCAAGCTCCAGCAGGCCACGGACAACACCGGCACCGGCGTGAAGGACGTGACCGGCAAGGCCATCACGCAGATCGTGAAGGCCACCGGCGACAACAAGCAGGCCATCATCAACTGCCGCGCCGAAGAACTCGACACGAACGGTGGCTTCGCGTGGGTGCGCCTGTCCATCACGGTGGGCACGGCGGCCAGCCTCGTCTCGGCTCAGCTCTGGGGCGGCTACATGGCCAACCTGCCGGCCAACGCCTACAACCAGGCCGGCGTCGCTCAGATCGTCTGACGACACCCTGCAGTGCCAACTTGGGGCGCTCCTGACCGGGCGCCCCTTTTTTCTGCCAGCACGCCATGCCACTCGTCCAGACCGCAGTCCCAGGCCTCGAGCCGATCACCACGGCGGAGGCAAAGAACTACCTGCGCCTGGACGCTGACCTGACCCAGGACGACACGCTGATCGCCGTCCTGATCTCTGCTGCGCGCGCCTACGCCGAGAGCTACTGCAACCGCAGCCTGGTCCAGCAGGGCTGGCAGCTGCTGCTCGACAGCTTCCCGAGCCCGCAGGCCTTTGGTGTGCCCTGGGGGCAGCCGTGGAGCATTCCGGCAAACGCGATCCAGCTCGAGCGCGGTCCGGTGATCACGCTCGACTCCATCAAGTACCGGGACATGGGCGGCACGTTGCAGACGATGGCGTCGAGCCTCTACACGCTGGACGCGAGCAGCCCCATGCCTCGCGTCACGCCGGTGTTCGGCGCCGTCTGGCCGGTGTCCCTGCCGCAGATCGGCGCGGTGCAGGTCAACTACACGGCCGGCTACGGCGTGGCCGCGACCGACGTGCCCGCTGGCATCCGCCAGTGGCTGCTGTTGCGCGTGTCGACGCTGTACCGCAACCGCGAGGAGGTCGCCATCCTCGGCCGCGGCAAGGTGGACCCGCTGCCCTTCGTCGACTGCCTGCTGGACCCGTACCGGGTCATTCAAGGCTGACCATGGGCGGCAACGCAGTGCGCGGCGGCGACTTCAACCGCCGCATCGCGATCCAGCAGCGCAGCAGTGGCACGCCGGACAGCTTCGGCCAGGCCTCGCAGACCTGGACCGACCTGCTGCAGTGCTGGGCCCGCATCGAACCGCTGAGCGGCCGCGAGCTCGTGCTGGCCCAGGCTCAAAGCGCCGAGGTCACGCACCTCGTCGAGATCATGTACCGGCCCACGGTGACCGCCGCCATGCGCGTGGTCTACCAGGGCCGCATCTTCAACGTCCTGTCGGTGATCGACCCCGACATGGCGCACGTCACGCTTGAGCTGCTGTGCAGCGAAGGCCTCAACAAGGGCTGAAGACCATGCCTCGTGTTTTTGCACCGACCCCTTTCCGCTGGACCGACGGCCAGGACTACCCCTACGGCTGGTTCGACCTTGCAGATGACAGCAAGGCCCGGGCAATGAAGGCCGCGGGCCGCGTCACTGACGGCGTTTTCGATGCGCCCGACGACGCGGCTACTCCGCGGGTCATCACGCAAGACGTTCTGCCGATTTCTCAACTCGCCGGCCAGTTCGCGTCGGTCGCACCGACGCCGGCAGCCATGAAGGCGTTCGGCGGCATTCCGATCGTGACTTTCAACAACGGTCTGTCGGACATCAACGCCGGGCAGTCGTTCATCGGCTCTGGCGGCAGCTACACGCCGCGCCCCGGTCAAGGGCTCACAGCCGCAACGCCTATCGGGGTCGCCCCGGGGCCATCGGGAGCGTTCACCGAGATCACGGTCGACCTGTCGGCCTCGCAAACTTCGAACCTGCGTCAGTTCTTCTACGAGAACGCCAACGCTGTGATCGCCGTACTGCTCAAGGTGCCAGCCAACAGGCCCTACACGGGCTTCACGCTCTACGCCACCACGCAAGCGGCCAACTATTCGAACAACAACTGGGCGAACTCCACGGTGAGCTTCAGCGGCCTGTCTCGCCCTGGCTGGTACATGCTCGGTTTGACCCTGTCCCGCTACGGTTTTGCCGACACCAGCAACACGGTCCAGTACGGCATGACGCCGGACACCACTTCCGCTGCCAACAACCTGCTGGACAACAACACCACGCCGATCGACCGCCTCAAGCTGCGGTTCAGTTCGTCGTCGGCCAACACCGTCGGCACCGCCGAGGTGCTGGTCGACTCGGTCTGGCTGCTGCCGCACTCGCCGGGCATCTCGATGCTGCACATGGACGATGGCTACATCAGCCAGTACACCGAGGGGTTCGAGTACGCGGCCCGGCGCGGGGTTCCGTTCACGCTGGGCATCGTCAGCTCGCTGCTGGACACCGCGGGCTACATGACCACCGCACAGGCGATGGAGATCTACGCGGCCGGCAACGACCTCGTGAACCACAGCCACACGCACATCAACGTCAACGCCAAGACCACGAACGGCGTGGCCACGTCGCAGACACCGACCTCCGGAGCGCTGACGCTCACCGCGTCGCCAGTCGTGCTGGACGCGCCGCGCTGCATAACGCTCAACTGCACGGCTGACGACACTGGCCGCCCCCTGACGATCGTGGGACTTGACGAGAATGGACAGGCCCAGACCACCACGATCTACGGCACGAATGCGTCGCAGACCGTGACGGAAGAGGTCTGGACCCGGATCAACTCAATCACCGCGGCAGCGACCTGGACTGGCGCCATCACGATCGGCACGACGTACAGCTACGCCGAGCAATTCACTGAGTACAACACCTGCAAAGCGAAGCTCGTGTCCATGGGCGTGACACGCGGGCTTGATTGCGCGATCTATCCGACGGGTGCGAGCAACACCCTGACCGATCGGGTGATGGCAGCGCTCGGCATCACGGTAGCGCGGACGTTGAACACGCCTGCCTATTACGCGTACCCATTTGCACCGGGTTTCAACCCGCTGCAGCTGCCGGGGTATGGCGGCGGCGGGTCCACTGCGATGAACCAGGCCTTCCGCTACACGGCGGCGCGCTACAACACTGGCAACGGCACCATCGGCGGAGCTTCATTCACGGCCAACGCTACCCCTCAGCTTGAATGGTCCGTGTTGCTCACCTCCGGCACGACGTTCAATGTCGTGGACAACTCCACGGGGGTGCTCATCGGCAGCGGTACCGTCGGCACGCCGTTCACGAGCTATGCACGAAAGAGCCCTTTGAACGGCGCCAACTGGACGGTGACGTTCACGGTCACAGCAGGTGGCACTGCCTTTGTTGCAGGCGACGAGTTCGCCGTGTTCGTGACCAGCTTGGCCACGACGTACAACAAAGAGACAGCGCGCCGAATGGCCTGCGGGTGCTGCTACTTCCACAAGATCGCCCGCAACGGCGCCCAGGACTCGCTGACAACGATGGTCCCCGACTTCCGTGCGACGGTTGACGAGATGGCCAAAGACAGGGCCGCCGGCCGGGTCAAGACACCCACCATGTCGCAGTTCAGCGCGATGCTGAAGAACGCAAGCTGAACACATGCCGACCCTCGTCGAGTCCGTGCAGGCCGTGCTGCAGCCGCTGGCTGCGGGCGGAAGCTGGTACCAGGTGAACACGGCGCAGCCCGCGCAGACGCCCTACATCGTGTTCTCACGCATCGCCAGCCCGGCCAACGTCACGCTGCAGGGCGCATCCAACCTCCAGAACACGCGACTGCAGGTCGACGCGTACTCGCGCAGCGTGCAGGAGCTGATCACGCTGGGCGACAGCATCGAGGCCGCCATGGCCGCCGCCGGCTTCACCAACGTGCCGCTGACCCAGCGCGACATGTACGAGCCGGACACGAAGCTCTACCGCACGAGCTACGAGTACAGCGTCTGGTCCACCAACTGACCGGACACCAGTTCCCCAACCCTGCCGCCCATCGAGGCGGCTTTTTTCATTTCGGAGCATCACCATGCCTACCAGCACCGCCATCAGCGCGCAGGGCAGCACCTTCAGCATTGAGGGCACGCCTGGCAGCGCACTGACCATCACCGCCATCACGAAGGCCACCAGCGCCGTCGTGACGGCCACCAACACCCTCGCCGTGGGCGACACCGTCGAGTTCGGTACCGTCACCGGCATGCCCGAGATCTACGGTCTCCTGGGCATCGTCACGGCGGCCACCGGCAGCAGCTTCACGGTCAACATCGACAGCTCGGGCTTTGCCACCGCCGGCACGAGCGGCACCGCCAACCCGAAGACCTGGACCGCGGTCAACAACGTGAAGACCTACAGCGGCTTCGACGGCTCGGCCAGCGAGCTAGACAAGACGAACATGCAGTCGGGCGCGATGGAATACGCCGCCGGCCTGCAGGACTTCGGCCAGTTCAGCATCAACGTCGACGTGGACGACACCGACGCGGGCCAGATCGCGATGCGCGCGGCCAAGACTAGCACCGCCACCAAGGCCTTCCGCCTGCGCCTGCCGAACGGCAAGCAGCGCGTCTTCAAGGGCTTCGTCAAGAAGTTCAGCGAGGAGGGCGGCGTCAACCAGATCGTGAAGGCCTCGGCCGACATCCGCATCACCGGCGTCGTCAACTTCGGCTGATCGACATGGCCGGCATCGACGATCTCGACACGGCCCTGGAGCGCCTGGGCGGCGCGCTGTCCGGCGAGCAGCTGGCGGCGCTGCTCGCCCGGGCGGTCGAACCCACGGCAGAGCACGCGCGCACGCACGTGGCCGTCGAGACCGGCGAAGTGCGTGACGCCATTCAGGTCACCAGCCGCCACACGCGCACTCGCGCGACCGCCTCGGTCGAAGTCGCCGGCTCCACGCCGGGCGGCGTCGCGCGCGAGGCCATCTTCCTGGAGTTCGGCACGTCCAAGATGGCCGCCGAGCCCTTCCTGCGCCCCGCCCTGGCAGCCACCCAGGGCGAGGTCGCCAACACCGTCGCCGCCGGCCTCGCCGGCATCCTGAAGCCCTTCGAGTGAACCCCATGACCATCGACAAGACCGCGCTGCTGGCAGCGCTTGCCTGCACCACCGTCTCCACCACCGTGCCGGGCTTCGGCACCGTCAACATCCGCCAAGTGTCGGTCGCCGAGAACGACCGGATCCGCGCCGGCATCAAGGCCGACCCGGACGCAGCGCATTCCAGCTTCGGGCTGCAGCTGCTGGTGGCCAGCGTGGTCGACGACGACGGCGCTCCGGTGTTCACGACCGACGACATCCCCGCGCTGAAGCAGGCGGCTGGCCGCAAGGTCGACAAGCTGGTCGAGGCTGTGCTCGACGCGAACGGCTACGCGGTGGAGAAGGTGGGAAACGGTCAGGCCTCCGGGCCGACCCAGAGCGCCGCTTCCGATTCCGGCTCGCCCTCGCCCTCGGCATGACCGTGGCCGAGCTCAGCGAGCGCATGAGCGCCGCCGAGCTCGCCCAGTGGGCCGAGTTCCACGACCTGGAACCCTTCGGAAGCCACTTCGACGACCTGCGCGCTGGGACGGTCGCCAGCGCGATCTACAACGTGAACCGCGACACCAAGGTGCGGCGCGATCCGTTCGCCCCGCTGGACTTCATGCCGTGGAACTCGCTGCAGCAGCCCGACGACACGCCGCCGGCGCCCGCTGACCCCGAGGCGCTATCGGCCAAGCTGGACGCTGTCCTGTTTGGCCGCGCGCCCACCTGAGGCAACACCATGTCCCTCGCGAACCTCTCCATCGACGTCACCGTCAACACCGGCCAGGCCCAACGCGGCCTGCGCGAGGTGGGCAGCACGGCGCGCGAGCAGTTCGACCGGTCCGGCGCCGCGGTGGATGACTTCCGCGCCGAGATCCTGGCCGCCAGCTCGGCCCTGGACCGCGCCGCGCGCAGCATGGGCGCCGGCATGGACCGCGCCGCCACCGAGATCGAGGCATCGTCGGCGCGCAGCGAGCAGGCCATCGCCAGCATCGGCGACGCTGCCAACGACGTGAAGTTCAACGGCCTCACCGAGCGAGTCTCGGCAGCCTTCGAGGCCGCTTTCGGCGCTGCCTACGCGGGCACCCAGACCTACCTGCAGAAGACCGAGGACTTCGTCGTGGCCAAGGGCAAGGCCATCGCGATCAGTCTGGCCATCACGGCCGTCAGCGCGGCGGCCGGCGCCGTCTATGCCGCCTACAAGGTGGTCAGCGGCACGCTGGGCTTTGTGAAGGGGCTCTTCACCGGCGAGAGCTACAAGGCCGACAGCATCGACCGACTGATCGCCCGCAACAAGGAGCTGATCGAAAGACAGACCGCTGCGAAGAAAGAGTCGGCGGACATGGACTACCGCGTCACGAAGTCGATGCGAGAGAACGGTGCCGAGCTGGACCGCTTGGGCATCAAGTACAAGGACCAGGATGGTCGCCTGCTGTCGCACCGCGAGTACCTTCAGAACGTCAAGAAGGGGCTTGAGGAATACGCATCCGGATACGACCGCGTGCAGGCCGCGCAAGCCATCGGTGTTGGAAGCCTTGAAGAAGTGGCGGCTGCTCTCAAGGACAACGATGCGGAACAGGCAAAGGTCAACGATCGTCTGGACCAGTACCTGTTGCGTATCGGCCCACAAGGGCAAGCCGAGATCACGCGCTATGAGAAGGCGATCAAAGCGTTCAACGAGGAGATGCAGCGCACCTCCGACGGCTTCAGCCAGGCGATCGCCGACAGCATCATGCCTGCGTTGACCGACTTGGCGGAGTACTTCCAGAACGGCTGGCCGTTTGCCGTGCGCTGGTTCCGTGGCAGCCTGGCCACGATCACGTCGCTGTTCTACGGCCTCAAGATGGCAGCCGACGTGGCGCTGGAGGCCATCCGTGCCGGCGTGCAGGTCACGGGCGAGATGATTGCCGGCGTCGCCTCGGCCACGGTCAAGGCCTTCCGCGGCGACTTCAGCGGCGCGGCTGACGACATGAAGCGCGCATGGCAGCTCAGCGGCATCGCCGTCAGCCAGGCGCTCGACCAGGTCGCCAAGGATGCCGAGAAGAACCGCGATCGCATGGCCCTGGCGTTTGGCCTGGATGGCTTGAAGCCTGGCGCTGTCGCTCCCCCAGACAAGGGCAAGAAGACCTGGGTTCCTCCGCCCGATCAGGCAAAGGCCGCCGTCAAGAGCCCGTACCAGACCTACCTGGACGAGCTGGATCGCATGGCCGTGAAGGTCGAGCAGAACGAGTACGCGAGCCTGCGCCTCAAGGCGGCCCAGCTGGCACAGAAGGAAGGCATCACCGACCTGACGAAGGCCTACGAAGCGATCGACCGGGTGCAGCGCGGCGACAGCGCGCGAGTGGTGGAAGCCCACTCGCAGGCGCTTTACGAGTCCGCAAACGCCTACGAGTTCGAGACGAGCCTGATCGGCAAGAACGCGCTTGAGCAGGAGAAACTGATCATTGCCTATCAGGAGCGGCTGGAGATTGATCGTCAGATCCGTGCCGCTCAGAAGGCCGGCAAGCCTCTTGACCAGACGGCCATCGACGATCTGAACGAGATGGCCAAGGGCTGGATCAAGCTGCGCCAGAACCAAGCAGATGCGCGAGACGAGTTTGCTCGCAGCTTCGACGTTGGTGTCAGCACTGCGCTCAGCAACTACGTCCGGGCCGCTACTGACGCTGCGTCGAACGTCGCGACGCTGATCAGTGGCAGTTTCCAGCGCATGGAAGACGCGATGCTCAGCTTCGTCCACACCGGCAAGCTGAACCTGAAAGACCTGTTCACCTACATGGCTGACGAGTACATCCGGCAGACCATTCGGATGCAGCTCGCCAAGCTCTCAGCAGGCATCGCCACCAGCCTCGCTGGCGGCTTCGACAACTTCGTGGGCGATGTCGCCTACGTGTTCGGGCAGGGCAGCTTCCACCTGGCCAACGGCATCGACTACGTGCCCTATGACGGCTACCCGGCCACGCTGCACGAGGGCGAGAAGGTGCTCACCCGTCAGCAGGCCCAGGCTGATCGCTCCGGCCGCTCCGACGCCGGTTCGGCCGGGCCGTCCGTGGTCATCAACGTGGCCTCCGGCATCACGCACGGCGAGTTCGCGGCGATGGTTCCGCAGCTGGTGCAGCAGATCAAGAACCAGGTGCAGTGGGCCAGCCGCCGCCCTGGCTACGTGGGAGTGCTCTGAACCATGGCCACCTGGGACTTCCCCGCGGCGCTCACGCCCCAGCTCTGGACCTGGAAATCGGTGAAGGCCGGCGTCCAGTTCCGCAGCCCCTTCAACGGGGCCGTGGAGACGGTCGGCTTCCCCGGCGCCCGCTGGGGCATCAGCATGACCCTGCCGCAGTCGCCCGGCGCAAGCGGTGGGCAGGCGGAGGCTTTCTTCGCGCTCCTGTGCGGGGGCGTCGAGCGTGTGCGCATGGGGCACCTGCGCCGCCCGGTGCCGAGCGGAACCATGCGCGGCACGCCGACGCTCAACACCAGCGCTGCGCGCGGCGCCCAGACCGTGGCCATCAACACGACCGGCACGCTGTCTGCCGGCGACCTGTTCAAGGTGGGCGGCCAGCTCTTCATGGCGGCCATGGATTGCACGCCCAGCGCTGGCGTGCTGACGGTGCCTCTCGTGCAGTCCGTGCGCGTGGCGCTGGCCTCCGGTGCTGCCGTGGCTTGGGACCGGCCCACGGTCGACTTCATCATGCCGGCGATGACCAGCGCCGCCTCTTACCGGCCAGGCGCAATGGACGGCATCGCCGTGGAACTCGAGGAGGCATTCTGATGCGCACCCTGTCTTCAGGCGGCACCGCACTGCTGGGCGTCAAGTCGACGCTGGCCCTGCTGGTCGAAATGCAACTGACGACGCCGATCTACCTGACCACGGCCATCGTCGACATCGACTACGCCGGGCACACCTACGTCGGCGGCCGGGGCCTGGACATTGAGCCCGTCAAGGATCAGGGCGGCGAGCTGCAGCAGCTGCGCTTCAGCCTGAGCGGCGTGCCCAGCTCCTACATCGCCCTGGCCCTTTCTGAACCGATTCAGGGCAAGGTGGTCAAGGTCTCCACGGCGCTCATGGATCCCGCCAACGACAGCATCCTGGACGTGATGCCGCTGTGGAGCGGCACCCTGGATCAGATGCCCATCAAGCACGGCGCCGAGTTCAGCATCATCAGCGTGACTGCGGAGAGCCGCGGCGTCTCGTTCAGCCGCCCCAAGGGCGTGCGCTACACCGACTCCGAGCAGAACCGCCTCTACAGCGGCGACCGCTGCCTCGAATACCTGGTGTCCCAAGCCGCCCACCAGGACACGTGGCCAAGCGCCAGCTTCTTCAAGTCCTGAGTCATGTGCAGTTCGGACGACGAAGCGCGCCGCCTGGCGCGCAATGCCTACATGCGCGAATGGAACGCCCGCAACAAGGAAAAGGTGCGAGCGGCGCAGAAGGCCTCCAGGGCCAAGAAGCCTGAGCACTATGCGGCCTTTGCCAAGGGCTGGTACCAGGACCACCGCGAGGAGGTGCTGGCCCGCGTCAAGGCCTCCTATCAGCCCCGGCCTCCGCGCGCTCGCTCCAAGAAGTCCGAGGAAGAACGCCGCCAGCAGGTCAAGGCATGGCACTACGCCAACCACGAGAAGCGGCTGGCTCAAAAGCGCGAGTGGTCGGCCGCCAACCGCCAGCGCGGCGCGGCCTATGGCGCCCAGCGCCGTGCGGCCAAGTTGCAAGCCACGCCGGCGTGGGCCATCAAGTTCTTCATCAACGAGGTGTACGACCTCGCCCGCCTGCGCACGCAGATGACGGGCATCCAGTGGGAGGTGGATCACATCGTCCCGCTGATCAGCGACATCGTCTGCGGCCTGCACGTCGAGCACAACCTGCGAGTCGTGCCGCGCCGCTTGAACCGAAGCAAGGGAAACCGGCACTGGCCGGACATGCCATGACCCAGCGATACCGAGACTGGCAGAGCCGCCTGCAGGCCTGCCTGGCGGAGCGCCGCCTGCGCGCCTTCGAGTGGGGCAGTCACGACTGCTGCCTGTTCGTCTGCGACGCGGTGCTCGCCATGACCGGCCACGATCCGGCCAGCGACGTCCGCGGCTACACCACCGAGCGGCAAGCCATGCGCATCGTGCGGGAGCTGGGCGGCATGCGCGCGATCGCCAGCAGCCGCTTCGGCGAGGCCGTGCCGTTGCTCGCTGCGCAGGTGGGTGACGTGGGCCTGCTCGACCTTGACGGCCGGCAGAGCCTGGCGCTCTGCGGCGGCGGCCACTGGCTGGCGCCCGGGGAACTGCGTGTCGAGACCCTGCCGCTCGATGCGGCCATCGCTGCCTGGAGGTGCGTGTAGATGCCGCCCGTCATCATCGCCGCCGCCGCCGCCTACGTCGGCGCCATCTCTCTGACGGCCTTCGTGGTCATCACGGCCAGCTATGTGGTCGGCCAGTACCAGGCTGGCCGCGCCCGGGCCAAGGCGCGCGACGCCTACAACGCGAGCCTGAAGGACCGGCTGGTCTCCACGACCACGGTCGACGGCTTCCGCAGCCGTGTCTATGGCCGCGTGCGCAACGTGGACGGCATCCTGTTCAAGGCGACGCGTGGCGACAAGAGCCAGTACTACACGCTGGTCGTGGCCCTGGCGGGTCACGAGTGCGACGCGATCGAGACCGTCTACTTCAACGATACCCCGCTGACGCTCGACAGCAATGGCTACGTGCTGAACGCGCCCTGGGGGGGCACGACGGTCGCGTCTGGTGGGCGCCTGTTCTTCGGGCAGGGCACGGTCAACCTGACCGGCGGCAACGGCTCGGCCACGATGCCCGACATCCCGATCGCTGCCACCGTGAAGGTGAGCATCGACGGCAACCTGGCGTCTTCCTCCTACGTGAGCGTGTCCGGCAGCACCGTGACGGTGACCGGGTTCGACGGCTACACCGGCACCGCCACGGTGAACTACCAGTGGAACCAGACGGCCAGCGCCGCGAGCAGCAAGGCCCGCGTGCGCAAGTACCTCGGGACTCCGGGCCAAGACCTGAGTACCGTGCTGGCGCCGTTGTTCCCCGGTCTGATCACCAGCGGCCGCCACCGGTTCGCTGGCATCTGCTGCCTGCTGGTCGACCTCGAGTACGACCAGGATGCGTTCCCCTCGGGCGTCCCGCAGATCTCGGCCGTGATCCGAGGCGCCAAGGTCACCGACCGGCGCACCGGCGTGACCGCCTGGTCGCAGAACCCGGCTGTGATTGCTGACGACTGGGCCCGGTACTCGCAGGGCGGCGGCGCGCAGGACTCCGAGCTCGTCGCGTCGTCGTTCATCGCGGCCGCCAACGCCTGCGACGTGTCGCACACCTTCAGCTCAACCAATGCCGACGGCACGGTGACCAGCACCACGCGGCCGATGTACACCTGCAACATCGTCTGCAGAACCGACGCGAACCCCAGCGACACCCTGAGCGCGATCGTCGAGTCGATGGCGGGCGGCTGGGCGTGGACCGGCGGCCAGCTGCGCGTGCGGGCTGGCGCGTACTCGGCGCCGGTGGCCACGCTCACCGAGAGCTGGTGCGGAGGCCAGGGCGACATCGACATCATCGCGAACGCTGCCCGAAACGACCTGATCAACGTCTACGTGCCGACGATCGCCAACGAGGCGCAGGCCTACGTGGCCGCGCCGGTCCCGCGGGTTGCAGCGGATGCCTACATCTCCCTGGACGGCGGCGAGCTTCCCCGCGACATCAACCTCGAGGGCGTGACGGACGCAGACCACGCTCAGCACATCTGCGGCGTGCTGCTGCGCGATCAGCGGCAGGGCCTGACGGGCAGCATCCCCTGCAACCTCTCGGCCTACCCAATCGAGGTGTTCGACACCATCGCGCTTGACCTGCCGCGCTTCGGCTTCAGCGGCAAGACGGTGATGGTGACCGGCTGGCAGTTCAGCCAGACCGGCGGAGTGATCCTGACCTGGAAGGAAACCGACGCGTCGATCTTCGACCCGGACGCGGGCTTCACGCGCAGCGATGCTGCGCCCAACACGCAGCTGGCCAACCCGTTCTACGTCCCCACGCTGTCGCTCAACACGCCCCTGAGCGGCACCGCCCAGCTGCTGAAGCAAGCCGACGGCACGATCGTCAGCCGCATCCTGGTCAGCTGGTCGGCGGTGCAGGACGCGGGCGTGCTCAACGGCGGCACGATCGAGATCCGCTACGGGCTCGCCACGCTGCCGTCGTCGCAGTGGCAGGTCGTGACCGTCCCCGGCACGGACACGCGGGTCTACCTTGACGGCGTGCAGGACGGGGCCATCTACGTCATCTCGGCCCGCTGCCGCAACAAGCTCGTGACCGGCGACTGGTCGACGCTGCTCGCGCACAAGGTGGTCGGCAAGACGGCCGCACCGACCACGCCCTCTGGCTTCGCGTTCGCCGACGCGCCGGGCGGGTCGATGCTGACGTGGAACGCAAACACCGACACCGACTACCTCGAAAGCCGTCTGGCGCTGGGCTCGACCTACGCCGGCGCCACCGAGCTCTGGCGCGGCAGCGCGAACAGCTTCTTCTGGCTGCAGGCCACCGCCGGCACCTACACGGTGTGGCTGACCCATCGCGACACCAGCGGCAACGTGTCGACGCCGGTTTCGCTGAGCGTGGTCGTGTCCGCCGCTTCGGCCTCTCTGGTGCAGATCGAGTACTCGGTGGACGGATCGACCGCCTGGCACACGACCTTCACGACCGGCGACATCTACATGCGCCAGCGCGTGGGCTCGACGGGCGCATGGCAGGGGCCTATTCGGATCGTCGGCCAGACCGGCCCGACGGGCCCGACTGGACCTACCGGGTCGACCGGCAGCCCTGGTACGGATGCAACGCAGGCCGCCACGGTCACGCTCTGGCAGTGGGCAACGGCAACGCCCACCGATCCCAGCGGGTCGTCCACCTATACCTGGTCCTCGGGTGCGCACAGCGGCTACACCGGTGGCGGCGGCTGGGCGACGTCGATCCCTGCGAACCCCGGCACGGCGGGGATCAAGCTCTGGCAGGCGGTCAAGACGATCACCGCTTCCGCCACAACCAGCAGCAGCACCGTGTCGTGGGCCAGCGGCTTCAGCGTCGCCGCTGTCTCGGGCAACGGCAACAACGGCAGCGCCGGCCTACAGAGCGCGACGCCGACCGTGTACCAGTGGGCCAGCAGCATCCCGGCCGGCCCGTCAGGCGCAGCGACCTACACCTGGTCCACCGCGAGCTTTGGCGCGGCGCCGTCCGGCTGGTCACTAACGCCTGGCACGTCACCCAGCGCGGGCTTCACACTCTGGGCCGCCTCCGTGCAGGTGCAGGACAGCGCGGCCAACACGACGACGGCCTTCAACTGGACTTCGGCCAGCATCACGGCGCGCGGCTACGCTGGCCTGCAGGGCGGCACCGCGCGCTATGCATACGCCCGCATCGCCGGCAACCCGACGCCCTCGACGGCCACCGTCACGACCTCTGGCAACAGCAGCTTCCCGGGATCAACGTCGTGGGGCCTGTCTGCATCGTGGGCGGCGAGCGACCCGAACCCCTCCAGCACCAGCACGCTGTACCAGACCGACGGCGTCTACGACCCGGCCACCGGGAACACGGTGTGGACCACGCCCTACATCAGCAGCCTCAAGGTCGGCAACCTGTCAGCAGTAGCCGCCAACACCGGGTCGTTGACCGTGGACAGCACGCTGACGCTCAGCGGCTCCGGGATGATCAATCAAGGCGCCTACACGGGCTTTGCATGGCCGGCGTCGGGCACTGGCTTCCACCTCGGTCCGCAGGGGCTGCTGATGGGCAACAACAACACGGGGGGCTACGTCGAGATCGACTCGAACGGCAACTACATCGACATCGGGAAGGCCGGCGGCCCTCGGCTGCTGTGGCAGGTCTCAGGCAGCGTCGGGACGCTCTCGCTTACCGGTGCCACGCTCACGGCCGGTCTGATCCAGACCTCCAGCTCGGGCACACGCGTCACCATCAACGAGTCCGGCAACAACAGCATCGCGTTCTACGACGGGGCCAGCATCGGCGCCTACATCGGCACCGGTGGCCCTGTCACGGCCTACGGCTTCTTTGGGCTGGCGTCTTCCGGGACTAAGGACGGTGTGTATGCCCAGGCCTACTCGGGCAACGGGGTGTCCGCCTATTCCGCGCAGAGCTACGGCGTCAACGCCAGCTCAGGCGGCAGTTTCCCCGCCGTGGGCGGCAGTTCGACCAATGGCGACGGCGTCTACGGCGTCACGAACGGATCCGGGCACGCGCTGCACGGCAAGGCCCTGGGCACCGGCAAGGCGCTCTATGCCGAAGGGCCCGCGCAGATCACCGGCGCATTCGGTTGCAACGGCAAGGCGCCACAGGCCGCTGTGGCGTCAGGCGGCACCCTGGCCGGCGTGATTGCTGCGCTTGTCGCCAACGGGATCCTGTCCTCATAGCCCCACGCCCCTCTCACCCATCCAGCCCGCCTCGTGCGGGCTTTTTTTCGCCTGGAGATCACCATGATCAAGACCATCCTGCTGGCCTCGCTGATCGCTTCGTGCACGGCCGCCAGCGCCTTCGAGGGCAAGTGCACCACGTCCGACCTCTGGCGCGGGCCTGACAAGACGAAGCACGCAATTGCCGGCGCCGCCATCGGCGCGGCCGTCACCGCGGCCACGGAGAAGCCCCTGTACGGCGCCATCGCCGCCACCGGCGTCGGCCTGGCCAAGGAACTGATCGACCGCCGCTACCCGAATCACACCTGCAGCCTCCAGGACTTCGCGGTGACCGCGGCTGCCGGCGTGGCCGGCGCGTATGGCACGGCCTGGCTGATCCTCCCGCGACGCAATGGCGTGCAGGTGGCCTATGTGGCGCGCTTCTGAGGGGGCATCCATGACCGAACCCACTTCCGGCGCTGCTGCAGGCCTGGCCTTGGCCAAGCTGCTGCCGGCAGGGCTCGGCGCGGCCATCATGGTGGCCGTCGACATGCCGAAGACGCGCAGCGAGTTCTTCGCCCGCTTCTTCGTCGCGTTCGCGTTCTCGCACTTGTTCGGCGACTGGGTGCTGGCGGAGCTGCATCCGTGGTTGCCGCACCTGAGCGCGCGCGTCGTGGACGGCACGCTGGGAGCCCTGGGCTACTTCATCGCCGGCGGCGTGAGCGTGCTGGCCAAGCGGTTCCGCCGCAAGCCGCTGGAGACGGCCCGGGCCATCAGGCGCGAAGTGAAAGGCGAGCCATGAAGCGCGCCACCATCACCCGGGGCCCCAGCACGGACGAAGGCACGTTCGGCATGCTGGCGCTGGACGATGGCCCCCGCCTGATGTGCCTGGAGCTGCCGTGGCGCGACAACGCCACCGGCGCGAGCTGCATCCCCACGGGCCTGTATCGCTGCGAGATCGTCAACAGCCCGCGCTTCGGCAAGGTCTACGAGGTCCGCGACGTGCCCGGCCGCGTGAACATCCTGATCCACGCTGGCAACTTCGCCGGCGACACCGCGAAGGGCTTCTTCAGCCAGCTGCTGGGCTGCATCGCTCCGGCCACCGCCGCCGGCGCCCTCCGCACGCCGGCCGGCAAGGTGCAGCGCGCCGGCATGAACAGCAAGGTCGCACTGGCCACGGTGATGGCCTGGGCTGGCGGCGTGCCGTTCGAGCTGGAGATCCGGTGATGGGCGCGCTGTCTCCGATCCTCCGCAACGTGGTGGGCGGCCAGATCGCCTGGTGGTGCCCCGGCTGCGACACACCGCACCTGGTACCCGTCAGCATCACCAGCGGCACCGTGGCCACGCCCGACCCGGACGACCCTGACTGGACGCCGCCGCCCGAGTACTACGAGGCGCGCAACGGGTGGACGTGGAACGGCAGCGCCCATCGGCCCACCTTCATGCCGTCCGTGCTGGTGACCTACCCCGGGCCTGATGCCGATCAGCCCGGCGGCCTGCCGAGCGTCTGCCACTGCTTCGTGGTCGACGGCGCCATGCAGTTCCTCGGCGACTGCACTCACAAGCTGGCCGGCCAGACCGTCCCGATCCCCGAATGGCCGCGCCCCGACTGGGGCGGGGTCTGACTTCCCCCCACCGCAACCCTGAGGACTGAACCATGAAACGCATCCTTCTGATCGCTGCCGCCGCGCTTGCCCTGACCGGCTGCGTCTCCACGCCCGGCCAGGACGGCCAGCAGCCTGACGTGGCCCAGATCCAGGCCGCCTGCGCCGCTGACGCGCTGATCCGTCCCAGCGTCTCCGCGCTGCTCGATGTGCCCGGCCTGGCCACGCTGGAGCAGAAGGGCGCCGTGATGGCCGCCCGGGCCGTGATCGACCCGATCTGCGCGAACCCCGCGGCGGCCAAGCAGGGCGCCATCACCGGCCTGACGAACGCCACGGCCCAGGTCCTGGCGGTCTACGTCGCCATGAAGCAGAG